TGATTTCCACAATGCAACAAATATTGCGATTACTGCCGCAACTGCGCCGACTACTAATAAAATAGGTGCGTCTAAATACATAAACGCTAATGCGACGGTATCTAATACACCACTAATTGCACTTCCTATCGCACTAAATGCTTCCATTACCGTTCCAGCGCCAGTGATTGCTTTAACAAACGTTCCTATAAAATCGATTGCGCCTAGAATAGGTGGACCTAGCGTCATAAAGACACCGGCTAACGTAGCAATTAAACCTAGCATTATACCAATTGATGGGTGCGCTTCAGTTAATTTAGCAATGAAGTCTGTCATAGCATTTGCAACATCTAATACAGCAGCCGCAAAAGGTGCCATAGCAGTAGCTACGTTAATGATTATGTTGATGATGTTTCCTATTAACTGAATAAGTTTCGGCCCGTTCTCTTGAACATATTCGATGAACTTCTTGAAACCGTCACTCTCTGCAATGGTTGAACTCCATTGTTCAAATTGCTTAGCCATATCTGCTAAACCTTGTAGTACAAGATGAGTATTAGGCGCAAATGCTTTCATTAAGTTGAATATACCCTTAAATGTTGAGCCGAATATCTGACCTATTAATGGCAAATTCTGTTTAGTATATTCAATGAATGATTTAATTGCGTTTTGTCCTTCAACTGACTGCGCCCACTCATTGAACGCTTGCCCCATTTTCTTAAATCCTTGTGATACCCACTCAGCTAATGGAGCAATTTGTGTGAGTACACTAACTAAACCACTACCAAATGAGCCAGCAGCATCTAACATATTGTTAAATATTCTTACGCCAGTTGTACCCATCATCTCAAAGAACTTTTGTGCTACTTGTGAGTTTTTAGCCCAATCAAGCATCTTAGCACTAGCTTGTTCCATTCCTTTAGATACGCCATTGATAAATGGTGTAAGTCCAGCTAACGCAACTTTAGCAGTATCAATACTATTTGCTAATGTGTTGAATATTTGAGCCTGATTCTGTTTAATTAGTCCAGCCCATGCATTTTTCAAACTATCTAATGAAGCTTCATAACGCTCAGTTTCTTTAGTTGCCTCTAATGTTCCATCAGCTAACATGGTTAAAGCGCTAATACCCATAGCACCAAATGCGACTACACCTGCACTAGCAACACCGAATGCGCCAGCTAAACCAGCAGCACCACCCGCTACTACGCTAATTGCATTTAATACCGCCATCAATACGGGTACTAAACTAGCAATTATTGGTACAAGTAAAGTGATATTGGAAATAAGAACGCCTTGAACCATGTTTCCTAGAACTGTTCCTATTGTGCGAATTTTAGTAGCTAATCTATCCCAAGATTTTGTTGATTCATCAATACCAGCGCTTAACGCTCTTAAGAAACCTTCCGCTTTATCACTATCAACTTCTAACCGAGTACGAACTTTATTTGGAATGCTGCGCAATACCATCTTAAAAGTAGTTACTTCCGCATTAGCTAATGCAGAATCTACTTGAATAGCAGTTTTAACCTTTCTACCATCAAGTCTATCTAACTCTTTTTTTGTCTTTTGAAATTTAGTAACAAATAATCTATCGTTTAAATCAATTGCAGTTCGAACTGACTTACTATCTAAAAAGTCTAAAGCTTTTTCTAGTTGATTTACCTTAGTTTCTGCTTGCTTAGTATTTGCATCCACTTTAGGTTCAACATCTATATTGTCGATAAGTTCTAAATCTTTCTCAATTGCATCTATATCCATATCAAACTCATGTTTGTCAATGTCTACATCAACTGTTGCTTTTTCATTTTCTAAACGATCAATTTTAGCATTTATTTCATTAATTTCAGCATCAAATTTTGCTTTTTCTAAATCGATTTCAGGACTTGCTTCAGTTCCGTCAATTTCTTCTAATTGACGAATAACTTCATCTTTTTTAATTTCTAAATCAATAATATCTGCATCAATTTCTGAAGTTGAGCGTTTTCCATCTAGTTCATTTAATGCTTTTTCAGCTTCTTCGACCTTAGAAATGAGTTTTTTATCACTAGCTGTTAATTCGATATCATCAATACTTTTAGCGACAGCATCATATCTTTTTAATGAATTAATAGCTTGATTTATTTCTTTTTTGAATCGCGAAGTATTAGCCACCAATTCATTACTGACAGTATATTCAGTGTTAGGCACTATTCCACCTCCTTATTCCTAGTTTCATTATTCATCTTAGCTATCGCTTGTAATAAACTATTTTCACTAGGTGATATTTCTTCTGTTTCTTTATGATATTCAATAGTTTTACCTGAAAGAATACGTTTATAGTTTTTCTCAAAATCAATAATGTCATTAGCAGTTTGGTATCTATAAACCTCTTTCGGTTTCTTTTCTGTACCAACATTTTTAGTAGTAGCAGCATCTCTTATTGCAAAAGCGAGTTTATACCTTTCGAATTCTTCTCTTAAAACGTCTAGTTCTAAAGCCCACATGCGATAATTAAATTCACGTAGTGTTAAATTATCAATCTCTTCTAAACTAGTCATTTTCAAATCTGACATGCAGGCTAAAACTATACGATCATAAGTGACTAAATCTCTTTCGCTTCTAGTGCTTTGCTGTTGTTGATAACGTCTTGGGTTAGAACATTCTTTCCCATATCCTCAAGAACGATTTCTCCGAATTTTTTTAGTGAACCATGTTCTTTAATTAAATCAACTAGGATACCCTCTAATTCTTCATCATTTTTAGGTGAATGTTGTTGGCCACGAGTAGTCGCTTTAATAATTTTGGCAATTGCAATCGCATTACCTGATTCTAATTTAGGTACTAATTTCTCTAAACCTTCACCAAGTTCTACACGGTCTTGAACTTTAAATCCTAACGCTTTATCAATAGCATCTAATTGACCTATACCAAAACGCATTTCTAAATCTTTTTTACCATTCTTAATTGTAATCATATATTTTCCACCTCATTAATTTTTTGAAATAAAAAAGAGCAGGCTATTCACCTACTCTATAAATTGATTTACTTATCAGATGTTGAAGTTGACGTTGATGTAGTGCTAGATGAACTACTTACTTTTGGTTGAGGAATACTTTCCAGATTTTCAGTAGCAGGATCATCAGCAGTAGTGTTATGGAATTTGTAACCATTAGCATCTAATTTTTGTTCAACTTCATCAGGAATAGTTGCATAACCACGTTGGAAACGACCATTAACGCCGTATTCAAGTTCGTATTCATCTACTCCTCCAGTTTCACCTTTTAAAGTAAATTTATTAAATTTACCTTGGAAATATTTAGCTTTAAATCTTCCGGCATTTTCTCCTGTACCTTCAATTTTACTTTCAATTTCCCACATTTCATAAGGGATTTTATCAACTGTTGCATCCTCTACTTCATCAGCAAACGTATCTCCATAAGCCATCTTTGCAGTTGCTGTTGCTGTTGTAGATGTAGAGCCTTCAGTTGAATAACTTCCATCCATTGTATCTTCTGTATCAGTATCTGTTTCATGACTTAATTCGAATTCAGTCATCCACATCATACGGTTTGCATCAACTGCTTCTCCGAGCTTTCTAAAAAGATACAATCTGAATTTACTATCTTTTTTATCCATCACTTTACCTCCAATTAATAAGATTTATATTCTGCTTTCAAAGAAGTATGCAACAAACTCTTATTACCTTCTTCTTTATTAATAAGTGTATTTGTATGAATCGTATCAATTGATACATGGTAATTACCTAAATCGTTAATATCACTCAATATTTGATCAACATAATAAACTAATTCATCATGCTTACCAACATCATTAGCGTCAGACCATATATCTACATCTACGATTAATCCACCACCAAAAGAATTAAGCGTATAATGAAATTTATCTGCATTACCTTTTGAAACCACAAAAAAAGGATATGTGATAGATTGGCCAAGTTCTGTTGAATCAATGACCTCTATTCCATATCCTTGTAACTTTTTAAATACTTCATTGTATAACAATTGCTGTGGCGTTCTATTACTCATCATCTAACCTCTATCCATTGAGTAATCGTTTTAAATCGTTGTATTGGTTTTCTTTTAATGTTTGATATGTCGGAAACATGAAAGGTTCCTTATTCATATAACGCGTACCAAATTCAAGATAACCACTATAAGCAGCATTTGATATTACTCTGTGATGTAACTTACCAACTTTTTGATACTCAATTTGGCGGCGTAAGTTACCCGTCCAATAACCTTTAATCATTACTTCTTTAGCATTTTTTTGAGCAATTCCCACACCTTCTTTTGCATTCATTTCAAGAATGAAATCAACATCATCATCTATATTGTCATGCATATCTCTCATTTGCTTAATCAGTCTATCTAGACCTTTAGTTTTCATTTAATAACTCCTCATGAAGATAAATAGATGTTTTATGTCGATATGTCCTTACATCTGCTACTCGATAGCGTCGATTTCTTAACAATACATGAGTAGGAATAATATCCAATTCATGATTAAAACGGACAACGGTAATATCTTTATAGGCTTCACCAAATTCAGCAAGCACCCTTTCCCTAGATAAAGCACTACTGTTACATGGAATATTCGGTAGTATTGTTTCAACACTTTCCTTCTTCTCAGTAACAGGATTATATTTGGCCACTTTTTGAACGATTAGATCAACTCTATCTTCAAATCTCAATAGAATTTGATACTTCCTTCGCGTTCAATTGTTTCTACAGGGAAAAGTCTGTCAATTATTGGTAAATACTCATCAAAGTCCTTAGGTTCATAAGTGCTAGAACGTCCATCTTGTGATTCACTAGACATTCCTTCAGCACCTATGCGATTGTATCGTTTTAAAGTAACTTCAATAACGATAAATTCTAAACCTTCAGGTACATCTTCACGCATACCTATTGGTAATCTTGAAAGTAACTCTGCAGTTACATTTTCGATAATTACTTTGAGTTGTTCATCTTGTTTATTATCTTTCAAACCAATACGAGATTTAACTTTAGTTAAGTAATCCATAGTTTCACCTTCTTAATGATTAATGGATTATGCAGTAGCAGTAGTTGTTGTAGGTGGTGTAATAGTTACTTTAACAACTGCATCAATATTTTCTGGGAACATTGAAATAGCATGCATTAATACTGTTTCACTTGTTAAACGACTTGAATCCATATCGTGTAACACACCAACGAAACCTGTTTGATCAACACTGAATGGGAATGCTAATGATAAATCACCATTAGGATTTGCATAAGCTACGTTTAAGTTTTCTGCAACTGTGAACCATACTTCGCCTTCTGGAACATCAGAGAACTCAATAACTTTTGCACCTACGTAACGAGTAAGTAAATTCAAACCGAATTCAGAACCATCAGAGTTGATTAAACCTTCTGCTAAGTGTCCAGCAACATCATTAGGATTAACTAAAGCGATAGGTGTGATTTCAGTATCTAATAAAACAGATAAGTTTGCGCGACCTTTAGCTAAAGCGCCCTGTAAATTAGGTGCATCTAATTTAGCTTTGTTTGTACGTGATTTGTTCGTTAACGCAGCTTTTAACATATTGAAGAAATCTGTACGGAATTGTTTTTGAACATAACGTAACATTTCATCATCGGTACGATTAACCGCTGTACTAAATCCGTGTGCTTGAATTGATTCTGCAGTAGTTGCTTTACGGAATTTTTTGAATGTCAATTCTGTGATGTCTACTAATTCACGTTCAACTTTAGTTAACGGAATAACGTCACCTTCAGCGACAATTCCATCTTGGTTACCTTCAGGATTTACTGAAAAGCGATATTGTTTTAATGCTGTACCAACATTCATTGGTAGTTTATTCGTAATGTTTAATGCTTCGAATAGTTTATTTAAGCTTTCTCCTAAGCGATTAACGAAGTCGATTGACTTAGCTTCGCCCAAAGCTTGTACATCAATTTGATTTGGTTGTGGTGCCATTTAAAAAACCTCCATTTATTTAAATAAGTGTCGATTCTGAGCAATAGCCATTTGTCTTTCATCAGAATCTTTAATATTCATAATGTCTTCTCTAGTCATACCACCAGATTTGACGTTTTTAGGAGCGCCATTTCTTAGCGACTCTTGAATTTTTTTCTTTGCAATATCGTTAATTACATTAGTGAGTGCATCAATATTTTTTTGAGTGCTTTCTGCTTCAGTCGTTACAACAATGTCTAAAAGATCATCTGTAGCTGTAATGTTTTTCTCACTAAACATTGAACGTGCTTCGTTTCTCATAGAATTCATTGCTTCTCTTTGACGAAGTTCTTCGTTTTCTTTACGAAGTTTTTCCATTTCGTATTCATTTTTTTGATCTTTGTTCATTTTAGCGAGTTTTTCAGCTTCTTTAGCTTTTTCATCAGCTTTTTTCTGTTCACGAGCAACTCGCTCTTTAATCAATTGATTAACTTCTTCTTGCGTAAATGTTTTTTCAGTCTTATCTGACTGCTCTTGTTTATTGTTAGAAGTATCACCTTGATTACTTTGGTTTTGCTCGTTTACATTTGTTTCTTGAGTTTCAGTAACGTTACTTTCTTGTGCCATGAGATATACCTCCGTTTATAGTCTGTCGACTGTATATTCCATGCGTGCTTTTAACGTCTTCAGCACGTTTTGGACATAAAAAATAGCCATCACACGAATGTGATAGCTTTATCGTTTCTGTATTGCTTGTTCAATTGCTTTAATTTTTTCATAATCTGTCATTTCATCTTTTAAAATATCTTCTGGTGTATCACCGTAGACTTGCATATATTCATCAGTTACATCATCTAATTTTTGTTCATATTCTTCTCTAGTCAATTACAATCTTACCTCCTGAATATTTTCCTTTACGTTCTGCAAAGAACTTATCACGCCAATTACCAACGCGCGGAGCAGTTGAACACCTACAATGTGGATGTATAGGCGCAGCATTAACACCAGGAACCATATTCTTTACTTTGAATATCTTACCGTTCAATTTACTACAAATTGGACAAACCTTTGTTTTTTCACTATCTTTCAACTTGCTTAAGTCTAGGTTTTTCTCATAAAAACCTGGTTTTGGTAATTCACTTTTAGATGCTAAGAACTCATACTCACCATCTTCGCCAAGTGTTTTTAAATAAGATAGTCGTTGTGCTTCTGATTGCGCTCTAGCTGACTCAGTGGTTAGTAAACGTTTAGCATTATATGTCGTTTGGCCAGTTTTCTTTTTGAATTCTTTCACATATTCATTAGGATGTCGGCCACGCACAACGACATTAGTTGTAATACGTTCAACTTCTTCTCTTACTAAATCCATATCATCCCACAAACGTTCTGACCAAGTGACTTTGTGAAACTTACTATTAGCAATGGCTTCTGCTTTTTCTTTGGTAATACTTAGGTCAGCACCTAATATTCCGGCTTGCTCTTTTACTTCACGGGTGATTGAATCAACTAATCCATCTTCAATCGTCTTTTCTACTTTTGCAGTTGATGATTTAACTATCAAATCTAGATTCTCTTTAAGTAATTTCTCACGAGAAATCTTCATTTTGACATTATATTTCTTTAATTCTTTATTCGCTTTCTCACTAAAGTCTTTATTCTTAACATATTCTTTTGCCTTAGATTTAAATGCTACAACGTCAAACGTATCTACAACTTTCTTTGCTTCAGTAACAGATAAACCTTCAGAAGTAGCAAACTTAGCATAGAAAGCAAATATCTCTTTTGCTATTTCTGCATACATCAAAGTAATAATACGATTAATCTCTGCTGCAGTTTTAGCATCTTCAACTACATTTTGTTCCATAACAAGCTGAGCGCGTTCTATCCAATACTGAGGATCATATTGTTCTGCCATTACCTTCATCTACCTTTTCAGATGAATTGAAAGCATCTTGATAACTGTTCGCATCAGATTCGTCTCTTTCTTGCTGACGTTCTTCCTTCATTTTTTCCATTTCTTCATGTGGATCATCAATAATATCTAGAACTGATAAACGTGTTTGTTCTGATACACCACCACTTAAAGCGTTAAATGCTTCGATTGATTCCATTAATGACTTAGGTAAATTAGGAGAGAACTTGATTGTAATCTCTTTATATGAATGTTGCGATAAATTTTCGATATTGATGTTATTGAATAGCAATTTATAGCGTTTCATCAAGCCTTTTTTAAACAATCGTTCTTTGATTGCTCGCATTTGCTCAAGTCCGAATAGCTTATATTTCATTGCTTCTCCACTTTGAACACCACTAAAATTTTCATCACTTAAATCAGGTGTATTCGTAAATTTATGAATATCTCGCTCTAATCGGCTTTTATATGCTTCTGTTCCGGCCACATCATATTGTTTATAGATGTATTTCACATCTGCAGTACCTTCGCTACCATTGGCAGTGATGCCAGGTTTAATATGAACCATATTCGCATCTTTAAATGCCTCGGCATCTTCACTATCTAATTCAGTATTACCAATAATAGCTAACATAGCATCATTTAAGTCTGTCATGTAGTTAGCTGTATCTGATTCTGCAGCATCATAAGCATCTATCAATGAAATCACATTCTCAAAATCACCTTGCTTAAATTGGTCGTTTAGATACTCAATGATAGGAACGTCATTATAATAATGCTCAACTATATCAATAGATTCGAATTGGCTACCTTTCATCTTGATGTAGTAAATATCTTCATCTGTGTAGACTTCAACAAAATCTGTCGGCACTTTATTAGCATCTTGTTTTGTGTAGTATCTGACACCAGCAAGCACTTTTTTATCTAGCGACTCATCATACACAACAAATGTATTCTTTGAATCAAGTAGCTTAAATGTATCTTTATCTTCTAAATCACGATATACAATTTCATAAGCACGGCCATAAATTGAGAGATTTAATGCTAAATCGCTATTTACTGCATCTGCATCATTCAAATCGTTTAATTCGACTATCTTATCATTGGTATTTTCATCTTTATGGAGAATCGTAATAGGATTACCAGTAAGATAACCAACAATAAAACGTGATACATATTTAGCGAAGTTATGAACAATTCTATGGTCTGACTTTTCATCATCTAAACGACGCTTTCCAACTAAAATATCAGTATTTCTGTTTAAGTAATAATCTTCTAATGTTTCTAAACGTGGCAATTGAAGTGTTTTATGGTTATTAATTAACTCTCTTAACTTTTCTTCAGTTAAGAGTTCTTCAATATCACTAACTAAAAAGTCGTCATTTGCTTCTTTTACAAATGTATTGTAACTGTATAAATCTGTTAGCTTTTTAACCATTTATCCTCTCACCATGCCTTTCATTTGTCTTAATTTGCTAACACTTGTTTTCTCTTTAGATTTGAATATTAAATCAGATAGCGAATATCTAAGTGCATCCATCAAGTGGTTATTCGCATCTATAGGTTTATTCAGCCAGTTACCTTCATTATCTTGGTCGAAGGTATATGTGTTTAATTCTTCAATCGTACTTATACAACTAGGATGTATGTACATCTTGAAACCTTGAACATATTGAATACCCGGCATAATCGAATGAGGCCCTTTTGTTGCAGGTGTAATCTTTTTAATACCTTTTAACTTCAATTCTGCAATCATTCGCATATCACCTTCTGATTTAATTTCTGCTGTCTTTAAATCTTTATCGACAATCATGTTGTAGATATCATCTGTGAGCATACCTTTTTCATAATGCTCGTCATATATCCATAACTCTTTATTAGGTAAATCTACAACTGCACTAATTAATGCAGTAGGATCATTTGTGAAACCATAGTCAATACCGTGAACTTTTAATTGAGTTGCTTTATATTTTTCAAACCAATCAAAGTCTTTTATTTCAAAGTTTGTATAAACAAGTCCTTCAGCAACTCCCCATTCACCATCACATACAATTCTTGCACGTCTAGGATTTGTTCTGTACAAGTCCTCATAACGTGCAATATCGACATCATCAAGCCATTCATTCACTCGAAATGTTGTCGTGTATGAAAATGTATTGTTTAATCGTGTATCTTCATCAAAGAATGTAGGTTTAAGCCAATGACTTTCACTCCAAGGGTTGAATGTAACTGTAATCTGTTTGAAGAAATCATTATCTTGATAACTACCACGAATAGATTCAACAACGGTACTAAATTTATCGAATGTTTCAATCTGATAAGCTTCTTCAAACCATGCCCAACATAATATCCCAGTATCAACTGTGATTGATGTAATCTTCAAAGGATCATCTAAACCACGAAACAGAATCTTTTGGCCAGTTTTCTTGTAAGTAATCTCTGGTAAACTCTCGTTAAACTTAAATAAGTGAGCTACACCTAATTGGTTTGTAGCCCACTTCAAGTCTGTATATGTTGATTGTTTATTTGTATTACTAAATCGTCTTACAACGAGCAAATTTGCCCATTCATACTTCATTAAACGATAAATAAAGTTGATTGCAGTCGTTTTTGATTTCTTGCTACCACGACTGCCCTTTACAACTCTATAAAAGTTTTTGTTGTGCCAGAATTTATTGTAGCCACCACCAATTGTTTTTGCAGGACTGATTTTTGGTCTTTCGGCCATGTCTAATCATCTTCCGGAACATCATCAACAAATATTGGCGTAGTTACTTCGGCTTCAACTTTTTCTGTCCACATTCTGTATCGTTTACCTAAGAGTTCTGCAGCTTTAATCCTATCTTTAGCACCTACATCAATGTTATCTATTTCTTGATAACCTTCGCCTTGGCCAACTAATGTTTGTTCAGTCGTTTCTCCACGCATAACTGATGTTAAATACTGCAATATTTCATCTTGTTCGGCAATACTTTCTTTTTTGAGTTCTTCCAAACGCTTGTCAATATAGGATTTTATCCCAACATTTCCCAACAATTTTGTAGTATTCTTATTGGCATAATTTTTACTATAACCAGCACTTATAGCTGACTGATAAGCATTACCTGTTCTTATATATTCATCTGCGAATCTTTGTTGTTTTAATGTTAATTTCATCTCATATACCACCAACTCTCACGCTAATTGCTTATTAAAATTAAAAAACCTACCCGAATTGTCTTTCG